ACGGGCGTGTACTCAGTTATCTTTTCCATGTCGGCAACTCCTATCTTTTTAATAGCCATTAAATGTGCAAAATGCTCTTTCTCCTCCACGCGCAGCATGTCCACAACGAACAAGTCGTAGGGCAACACAAGCGCCTGTGTCTTAACTTCCACGCCCGTAGCATCCTTCTCCTTGATGTCTACGTACACCCCACCGGAAGCGCCGTAGCTGAAATTCCGTGGTGGTGTTGGGCGCAGTGCTTTCCGAGTGCGGATATTCTGTGGGACAGACGCCTCGTCGGACTCATCAGTAAGCGAGTCCTCCAGATACTCGGGGGCAACGCTAACATCGTCAACGACCGCGTCTGTCTGCAGGGGGATCTCGATCTCTCTCGCCCGGTTGTCCGTTCGTACCTCTCGGCCTAGAGCCAGTGCGTTGGTTATGTTTCCCCAGTGCGGGCACTTGGGGCACACGCCCGGGTTCTCGCTGTCCATCTTGCTGCACGGGTACGGCCCCTTGATGGCGTCCAGCTTCTGGTGCATGCGGTCTAGATCGTAGGGGTGCTTCTGCGACAGCTTGACCGCGTGCTCCAGCCCGTCTTCGCACACCTTGGCCCACGACAACAGCCCGCGCCACAGAGGCTCCATGCCGTCCTGCTGCGCGTTGTTTAGGTAGAACTCCAGTTGCCCACACCCCACGCTTTTCTCTGACTTGATCCAGATGGTCTCGAACCGTGTAGTGCCGTTGTTCAACATGGCCTCTACCGCAGCAGATTTTTTGTGCTGGGCTTTGGTTGGTCGAACGCCATCTAGCTGGATACTGGTTGCGACAAACGCATTGCTCACAGGTGCGTACGCCTCGGACACCTTGCCGCGCACTGCAGCCCCAAACTGTCTCAAGTCAATAGGCCCGCTGCCCTGCAGCAAAAACTGCACGGGCCGAGGCGTTACGTATTTAGCCTTGTTGTTAAACGTACCCGGTATGCGCAAGACCCGCGCAGCGTCTGCCGTGACGGTCTGGTCAATGTTCAGGCCCTCCTGCTTGCACAGCCGTTTGAAGTTCTCTGCTATCGGCTTCCATGTCGGGATGTCTGCTGCTTCCAGCAGGGGCCAGTAGCAGTGCAGCCCCCCACCGGAGCCGATGATGTGGGGTGTGCCGAACATGTCCAACCCGGTCTTCTCCAGAAACTCCGCCAGCGCAGCCGCTGCAGCCTTCTTGGAATCGTAGCCATCCATATCTATGAATATGGATTTGATGTAAGCAGCGTTGGCGGCTTTGCGCCCGCCCTCGCTGTCGGTAAAGGTAGCCACTGCGAAATAGATGTCGCGTTGCTTTGTCAGCCACCGTTTAACCGTAGGTCTGATTTCTTCTAGCTTCTCTACAAACACATGTTCTTTTTTAGCGGAACTTAGCTCTGCGGCACAGTAGACCCCGTGGCCCGAAGACGGCAGAACCTCCGCTAGAAACTCGAGCGGTTTCATAGGTGTGTAGCTTTAAACTACGATTTCTTTTAGCGAATCTTCTAAACGCTTGATCAGTTCCACCACCCAATCGGGGGGCAACTGAGCGGCTCCTGTAAGCCAAGCGTAATGAACAAGCTCCTTGTTCGTCAGGTTCTCAGGTCGAATTCCATGCATATTTTTCTCCACGCTTCTTCCGCCGTCTGAGACGACTCCATACATTTAATGACACGCAGCACCGCAGGGCGGTACGCAACGAATACTTCGCCACCCTTCATCCAGTTGTACACGGACTGCCGAGTTGCGCCAATAGCCAGCGCCAGCTTGATAGCAGGCACATCAAGGTACACCGCCCACCGCCCAAGACGAACGCCAAGGGTCAGGGGCTGCGCTTTAATTACGGCAACTATTTTGGGATGGTAGGGCATGATAGAGCGGGGCAGCAGATGCTGCCCCCAGAGCTTACTCGTCGTCCCAGTCGCTGACCATATCCAGTAGTGAGCCTTTTGTAGGCGCTTCTGGTTTCTTGGGTGCTTCCTTGCGAACGACCGGCTCATCAGGCTCGTCAGCCTCAACTGCGGGGGCAGGCTTGGCCTTCTTGGCTTTAGGCGGGGGAGCCTCTTCTTCCTCTTCCACAACTGGGGGCTTGGCCCGTGCGGGTGGTTTGCCTGCCAACGCCAGAGGCTTTGACACCACGTTATCCATCTTCGACACGGTCATCGTGACGGCCTTCAATGCTGCATCGGATGCCGCCTGCTCTTCGACAACCTCATACTCCTCATCTGTCAGCCACCGCTGCGCTTTGAAGAACAGCTTGGGGGACTCTGACTTGGTGTCAAAGCGCATGCGGGTGATAACCGTTTCGGGGTTGATGTTCTGCGCTACGAGCCAGCGGGCGTACTCCTGCAGCGGACGGTTGTCACCATCAGCTTTGCCGAATATGGATGTAGCGGGCAGTGCCATCTGCATGACCATCCCTCCCATATCGCTCTCCAGCACAACGGCGACTCGCTGCTGGTAACGGCATGCACGGCTCTGACCTTGTCCCGATCCCGCGATGTTCTTGGGGCACTCAGAACAGCGGCTTGCCTGCTTGTTGGCAGCATCGTTGCTGGGCGTGTCGCCATCGGGTGACCAGCAGTCTGGGCCCGACACGGACTCGCTGTCGTAGGCTTTGGCATAGAACACCCGCGCCACCTTGGGGGCGGCTTTGACCAGCACCACATCCAGATGGCGCTCATCGATGGCCGCGACTTCCTTGCCGTTGTTGAGCAAGCGAAACACGCCGCCCTTGATGCTGACACGTGCACCACCGCCAGCGCCTCCCCCTGCTAGGGATTTAGCCATGTCAGAAAGCTCGTTCTTACGAGCGAAAGCCGGTACTTGGCCGGGGTTAAAAAGAGCTACGTTACCCATTTGATTTTCCTTGGTTACTTGGTTGGTTTGCGAACACTTATGCTGTATTCGCTATTGCTGTTGAGTCCCGGGGGGACGAGAGTGGGGTTTTCCCCCAGAAAAGTTGCCATGTTGGTTTGCGCAATGCGCTTCTCCAACAGGTCAATGGCATCGTTTTCTTTTATGAAGTCCTTGAACGCATCCCAGTCTTGGGTTGAGTAGCGGGTCTTCGTAGAAAGAATCACTGTGCCTTCGGCTGTGTTTACAGACTTCACGCCAAGTGCAAGCATTTGGTCTTTGAGTGCCGTCTTCACAGCTTCTTGCTGTGCTTTCAACACCTCGACCTCAGTCTCATACGTGGCAGTGAGTGTCTGTATTCGGGTTTGCATCTTGCGATACACCCGGGCCAGCTTATCCATAGGGATGCTGGCTTCGTTACTATCACTCATGGGCTTCTCCTGTTACTACGTTACGGTTTGTTAAACCTTTGACAATCATACACCCATTCTGGGCGCTGCAACACCTCCTTTCAAATATTTTTTAGTTCGTTCTCAAACAAGCCGACCAACAGAGCGTGGTCGTTCACTTTCCCGGCCATAGCGCCGAACATCCGCACCTCAATCGGACTGCTCTGGATGTGCACCACGGTCACTTTACTGGCCTCCTGCCCTTTGCGGTCTGCCCGGGCGATGCACTGTAGGTACATCTCGACACTCATCAACGGCCCGTAGAAGACCACCGTGTCCGCAGCCGTCAGCGTAATCCCGTGCGCGGTGGCTTGGGGCTGCATGACCAGCACGCGCACGGCATCGGTGTTCTGGAAGTCGTTGATGATCTGCCCCCGCTTGGTAGCGTTCACATCCCCGTGAATCTGTGCGTTAGGGATATGGTTCTTGGTCAAGTGGGCGGTAATCGTGGCGATGCTGGAGCGGAACATGGCGAAGATGATGACCTTGCGATCCGTCTCCTCAAGAATCTCCATGAGCACTTTCATACGCGGCGAGGCATCAAACTCTACGGTTTCTTTGTCATCCGTGTACGCAGCGCCTGCCGATATCTGGAGCAGCTTGCTGACAGCTACGCCAGCATTGACCGCTGAGATCGTCTCGCCTGCTGTCTGGAACAGCATCTGTTCTTTGAGCAGCTTGTAGTACTTGGCTTGCTGGGGCGACATCGGCACATCTCGAGTCACGGTCACCACAGGCGGTAGGTCAAGGCACTGTGCTTTGGTGAAGCGTATGGCTGGCTGCAGGGCCTCGTGCACCAACCGCTTGGCCTCGGGCTTGGGCCCCCACTTGAACGTGGTGATCTTGTTCATCACCCTGTCGCGCCACGCAGTTGCGAACTTGGGCACATTGGATGGGTTGACCAGCTTGGCAAGCCCGTACGCATCCACGGGAGACTGCGATGCCGGTGTGCCCGTCATCATCCACAGGTACGTGTGTGGGTGCACGATAGACGCTAGGGCCTTCCATCGTTGTGTGCTGGGGTTCTTGTACGCGTTGGCCTCGTCGACGATGACCAGATCGAACCGCCCGTCTGCATTGACCTCTTTAGCGATTAGGTTCAGCCCCTCATAGTTGGCAATGACTAACTCGTAGTCACCTTGAACAAGCTCAACGCGGCGCATGGCGTTGCTGTGGTGGGCCACCACGGACTTCCGATGGATCACGCTGTTGTTGATGTCGCCCATCCACGCGGCGTGCATGATGGACAGTGGGCACAGCACCAGCACGCGGCGCACATCGCCCCGGCGCATCAGGTAGTCTGCAGCCCACAGCGCACTGAGGGTCTTGCCTGTGCCGGGTTCGTTGAAACAGAACGCCCGCCTGTGCAGGGTGAGGAACGAGGCCGTCTCGATCTGGTGCGCCATCGGGATGTAGCGCCCGGGCCAGTCGTACGTCCGGGTAATCGGGGAAGGTACTTTACGCACCCCCAGATTCTTGAGCACCCGCATCTCATCGAGCCCCCAGTACACAGCGACTGTGTAACCACCACTGCCGTTGTCTTCTATGATGCGGCTCTTAGGAATGACGGTGTATTTGTGCGGCGTGCG